GTCGCTGTCGTAGCATTGGTGGTAAAGTATTGCAGCTATATTTAGTTGCGGACTTAGAAAACGAAAACTTTAAATAAACGATAAATTATGTTAGAAAACGAAAACTTGAATGACCCACAGAAACCGCAATTGAATATAGGTGCTGTTAGCAGATGTGGCGGTTATTTTAGATGAATTTAAATTAAAAACAAAATAAAAATGAATGATATAGTAGGATTTGTGCATATCAATAAAAATGCAACGACTTGTAAGGGTGCAGAAAAACCAAATGATTTTATTGGTCAAACTTGCTCTGTAATTGAGTTTAATAGATATGGTGGCGTTCTTTGTCTTAATCCACAAAGTTCGGCATTAGCAATGTTTGACAAACAAGATGTTTACAGAAGTTTTGAATGTGGTTATTCAAATGGTATTGTTACGCCTCCGAATTTAGAAATGTTGGAGAAGATGATGTATGTGATGAAGGCACAACAAAGGAAAGGCGGATATAATGGATTAGTAAGAAATATGGTTATTGAAGCAAGTTTGATGAAAGGTAAATTTTACGACAGTTTCTTATGGGCGTTGCAGTAGCCATTTCTGCTAACGGCCGCGCATATGGTGTCGGCCTGTGTTGCGCCTGCGGCAGGCTGCACTATATGTAGTGTTAGCGGTTCGGGCGGATTTGAAAAACTATAATTAATTAAAAATCAATAAAATGAGAAACTTAAATTTAAAAAAAGACGAACAAATACTATTCTTCAATTTTCTTACTTGGGCTTGTAAAGAAGCTCCTAAAAATGACACAGAATGGGGTGAACAATACGAATTACTAAAAGCCATAAATTATAACTTTACAAATTATATAATCAACGGTAATTTAAAGTGTTCAAAAAATGAATCTTGGGCAATTCAAAACTATTTCCAAGCTTATGTTGACGAAATCTACGATGATAGATTAGGTGAGCAATTGTTTAATGAATGTAGAGATTTATTTGTGAGGATAAATGATGAATTATACGAATCACAGCATAATGCCTTCATTTTTATTAATTCTCAATATGAAATGAAGCCTAAAAAAACGATAGTTGTCAACCCACTTGATAATCCTGAACGATATTTAGCCTGACCGCTAACACCAAGCTAATATTTGTGCGAAGCATTAATATTAGCGGCTGTTGAAAGCCGTCAGCCGGAGGCTTATGGCGTATATTCATTTTTTTGAGCATACTGGGCAACCACATAGAAAGAAGTCCTTTAGGATATTATCATTCTGATAAATGAAAAGGCTTTTAAATTTCTAGACCTATCCTGTCCATTTTTATGAAGATAAGCTTCTCATATTTGTGAAAAGCAATCAATGGTATTAAGACATACAGGCCAAGATTTCCCGCTGAATGTGATTTTAAAGCCTCAATCAGGAGGAGCAATTAATGTTGCAGACATTCAGGGTGTGCTAATCTATCTCATTCATGAGAAAGGGAAAATACTGAAGAGATATTCAGTTAATCAAATTCCCGAATTTGGATCTATATCTTTAGAACAATCTGCAGATGATGTGCTATGCGAGGTAAAGGTGGATAGATCAGAATCAATAAATGCTGATCTTGGAATCTATCATTTAGAGGTAAAGATCCAGACTGAAGATGATTCTTTTACTCTAGATCAACTTCATACGATAGCTATAGTTGAAGAAGTTTTTATGCTTGAAAAAGCCCATTCTAGAAGTCAGAATCCATCATGATAACAGCAGAAGTTACACTGCCATCTCCAATTTTAATAGAAGTAACCCTTCCTCTTTCAGCGGTAGGAGGTGAATGCGCTCCTGGTATTTATCAGAATTCAAATAATTCATTCGAGCAAGAGATTGAATCTAGCGAAACATATTCAGCTCCGGATATTAAAGTTACTACCCCTAAAATTGGTAATAATGATATAGATGGAGGTATTGTGCCGAAATATTTAGCCCTAGTTCCAGCTAATTTAGATCATGAACTACCAGAAATTGAAGTCTATTCAGATAATACACAAGATCCTGCTTCAAAAAGAAAGGCAAAACCAGGGGTTAGTATTTTTGGGCCTTTTCTAATTGTAGAGGATGAGAATGGAACGGAGTTACTCAACGTTAGAAGCCTTCCATTTCTTCTTCAAGATGGAACAATTGAATTCAAACTTCCTGTTCAGGTAGTCCCTAACATAACCCATACAGATTCAACGGGAATTGAGGTTGAACTTCCAGCGCAAACGCCTTTTATAGCAACGCCATCTTTTCCAGAACAGGTAGTTCCTCAGCCTTTAAAGATAACCAACCCACAAAGCATATCTGGTTCTTATTTAAGTCAATACAGTGGAGATTTGATTGATGTATTTCAGACGGGGCTTTTCGATCCATCAGACCACAGTTTAATTTGCCCTAGATATAGGAAGTGCGATCCTTCAAATATTTTCAGACTGGACCCCTCCACTCCAAATCCTTTTGGCACGATATACAGATATACCTTATTGAATGGAGCACATGCTGATATAAACGAAACAACATGGAGTTCCGAAAGTCAAATACCAGGTAAGGAATACTTTGTCGTTGACTGGCTTATAAATTGGGGATTTTATCAGCCCAATTGTGGAATTTACTCTCCAATATCATTAGCACATGATGAAGTGATTTCCTTAAATGCCTCATCATTTAAGGGGTGGAATGATTGGATTATGACCCCGATGGAACATATAGTTAAAAGCTTTTGCCCAGATTTAACAGCAGATCAATCTCTTAATAATAGCAACTTCGCTAAAAAAGGGCTGATATCTGGATCCAATGAGGTTTGGATGTGGTGTTCAAATTACGATTGGGACAACCCCACTTCTGTTTTAACCAGATCTGTAAATGGAGATATTGCTAGAAGATCTCTCGGGAACTCATTGACGGCACTTTATATATGCAGAAGAATTCAGGCATCTGATTATTTATTATATCTCCCGTAAAAATGAAAAAGATCATAAAGACAAAAATGAAAGTAAAATATGGACCTCTTCAGAACAAAGAGGATTTCATATATATGAGAATTGCTGGAAAAAGCTTCAATGATTTAATTGAGGAAGTACATATTTATGAGCAATACTACACAATTGAAGGTAATAAGTTAAATTTGGTAATTCCACCAGAGGCACCTACTGTTATTCCATATAATGTTTTGGACTTGATGATAGGAGACCTTTTGGATGACGAAAAAAATAGAATTAACAGTGATAAAATAGAAGCAGCTTTCTTGATTGGAGCCCTTCAAATAATTGAATCCAAATCTGTATTAGGCACTACAGCTCAGGATTGGGAGATTCTAAATGTTACTGAGGATATACATCGATCAAAATACATATGATGTCAAAAACAATCATTCACCTTCACTTGTCGCCCATCTCCTCAAAATGGGCTTTTCATCATTTGGGCCAGTACTCCCAAACCTCATTTTTCAGAAAACAGTTAAGAAAAATGCTTGAGCTTTTAATGGAGCCAAGACCAATTGATTATAAAGAGAAAGAATACGATCATGCTTCAGATGTAATCATTCGTCTTCCATCGGACATAAAACCTAATCGGAGAGAAGTAAGATCCACCCATCATTGGATACCTCCAAAATCAATGAAAATATTAGATGAGATGATCTCTCAAATGTGGAGGCATGAGCTTGCTGTCTGGGTAATGACAAAATCAACAATTGATGGAGTCAAAGAAATTGATGTGATCTATGATTTTATTCAGCTCTATGATATAGCTGATGAAGAATTGGGGGATGAAATGGCTCTCAAAATTGTACAAAGAGCTAAAAAAAAGCTGAGTAGATTCTTTTTTATGGAGATGTCTGGAGCTTAATAAATTTTGGGAATAATTGTCCATTAAAGCAAACTGAATAATGTTTCTAGGAAAACCGGAAAAAAAATCAAGAGGAGGCTTCTGTAAGATCGAGGTATTTGATATTGCAAATGGAATAACAAGCTTTCCTGACATTACAAATTTAAAGCTTGGCTTTCCCCCTCAATTCACTCCTGGCTTTGATTGGGAGGAGATAGTATTTCAACGCTGGTCTGTTAAAGTGGACGAGGACAGAATTGAGTCCAATGGGGCTGATATCTACAGATTTAGCCTTTCTGGAGCAATTCATCTTGATTCGGCAGAGAGGTTTCATATTCTTCATGATGCACAACGGAAAGAATACATTATTCGAGCAACAGATCTAAACGGAATTGTGAAAATAATTGGCAATCCAGAAGAACCCGTAAGCATTATTACTCAAAAAAGAGACACTGGTTCTAAATTTCAAGACGGCACAAAAATGGATGTTTCCATATCAGCGATGAACAGATATCCCTTCCCAGAAGCCTAGAAAAAGGCTAAAAACCTGTCCACTTATAATTTTCACTTCTGAACATCTTGCAGTCATAGGATCAAGAATCCATGACTCAAGGAAAAGACAAAGTAAAATATTGGGATGTTGTAAAGAATGAATTATCTGGAAAAACTACCGGAGAGATTCTTATTTATGGTGACATCGGAGGATTTGACTGGGACACTTGGACGGAAATAAATACTGCCCTCCAGTTTAGAGCAGACTTTAAAGCCTTAGAAGCGGAACATGAAGAAATTCATGTTCACATCAATTCTCATGGGGGAATAGTAACAGAGGGATTGGCAATCTCTAACATCATCCAATCTTCCAAATCCAAAGTTCACACCTATATAGATGGCGCTGCCTTTTCTATGGCCGCCTTGATAGCACTTTCGGGGCATGAGGTACATATGGCCAAAAATGGCCTATTAATGATTCACAATGCCTGGAGCGTTTGCCTTGGTAACTCTCAGGAACTTATAGAAGCTTCAGAAGAACTCAAGAAGTATGATCGATCTCTGGCTTTGATGATAATGGACAAGACTTCAAAGACTGAAGAGGAGGTTTTCAATGAGCTTCTGGACTATAAGGATCATACGTTTAATTCAGATGAGTGCCTTGCTCTAGGGTTAATTGATCATATAGAAAGCTTTGATGCGCCCGAACCATCTATTTCTGGCAAGATCAATAAAGGTCAATACAACAAGGCAGCAGCCTTGTCATTCAAAAAGCCTAATCAGCCAAAGTCTCAAAAAGAATGGGCTGAAATTGTGCTGGGACAATCCAATAAAAACCAACCACTAAAAAAAGAAGATCAAATGAATCTTGAAAAAACACTCAACCTCATAAAAGAGGGGAAATTTAACTCGGTGCTTTCCGAAAAAGAAATCACTGAAGTTAAAGAGGAAATATCAGCAACTCTAAAAGAAGGGGAAGTGATAACAGCTTCAGATCTGGCTCAGGCAAAAAGTGATTTGCAAGAAAAGATTAATGCTTTTGAATCATCAGGAGTGAAAGTGAAAGAAATACTCGGTCTTGAAAAAGATGGATCTGTAGTTGATGGAGTAAAAACTTTAAAGCTAGAACTAGCTGAGGCTAATAAAAAGCTAGAGAAGGCAGCCCCACCTGCCCCAGCTCCTGAAGGACCAGATCCTCACCCAAGCGCCAAGAATCCTTTGGATGACCTCCCACACAATAAAAAAGCTGATTCCATCAAGGACGGCCGAACAATCCAATAACCAAACCCTAATAAAACCCCTACAAAAATGGATGTAGCAGACATCATCACTGAGTATGGAGCTTACTATGTGAACTCCGGACAAAACACCCAAAGGCTCCACCGTCAGCTCTATTATGAGAATGACTTTGATGAGCTTTTTACCCAAGTTCAAACCACAGATACAGTTTTTCAGCTGGCATCGTCTGTTTTCACAAGACTTGCTCAGCCCTTCCAAACTGATTTCACTCCATTAGGAGACGTTGAGTTTACACCAGCACCTATTATGACCTATGGTCTTAAAGCTGATGGCAAATTCAATCCAGATGAACTTGAAAATACTTGGCTGGCTTTCTTAGCAAGCAATGACCATGATAGAGCAACATGGCCATTTATTAGATGGCTTCTTGAAACCCACATGGTGCCCAAACTTCAAGAGGACATTTTATTGAACGAGGCTTTTGCTGGAGAGTATGCAGCCCCAACAGGAGGAACTCCAGGTGCCGCTGGGACAGCAATGAACGGAGTGAAAAAGATCATTAATGATCATATAACTGCCGGAGATATAACGCCAATTGCTACTGGAGCATTCTCAACCGATGCGGCTACATTCATTGCAGAAATAGAGGACTTTGTAGAATCGATTCCTGAGAGATATAGAACTCAGAGAATGAAACTTGTAATGAGTGAGGCTCTTTTTGCTCGATTTAGAAAAGGTCAGCACGTAGTTTACAATCAGTATTATGATAAAGTTGCTGAGACTATTCTTTTATTATACCCAAACATTGAGGTACATGGCTCAGCAAGTTTAGGAGCTTCTCAAAAAATCTGGTGCACTCCAATGGAAAATGCGTATTGCGTTTGGAAGTACGGAGAGAAGCAAGGTGACTTTGGAATTGAATCTGAAGACCGATCTGTAAAAGTATGGACTGATTTCCGAAAGGGATATGGGTTTGTCATCCCCGGCATTGTTTATACCAACGATCAAGATCTAGCCGCATAATTACTCACCGGAACCCCTGGGCATAATAAGCCTGGGGGATCCAAATCCCCAAAAAGAAATGAGTTACGAAAAATTGAAAAAGGAGGAAATCATTGCGATTTTGGAAGAAAGGGATAATTCAATTGAATCCCTAAAATCTGAGATTAAGGCTGGAATAGACGCCACTGCTTTGGATAAGCTCAATGAGTTATCTGAGGAAAACAACTCTTTGAGAGAGGCTATAAAAGATCTCCAAAAAGAAAATGCAAAACTTTCTGGAAGAGAAGTGAAGGCGCCAATCATAAAGATTGATGGTAAAACTTACTATCTGAATGCAAAGCAGATCAATTATAAAGGATCTGTAGTAAGTGCAAGTGATTTGATTGAAAATCCTAAAGGAAAATTCAATGATTTATTAGAGCTTTTAGTAAAAAAGGGCTCGGAACTCCTTAAAGAAATCGAAGACTGATGGACTACCTAATAGCAAATAAAACACCCGGAGTAGACCGCAAGCCCGGTTTAGGTAAGATTAACTATGCTGAGCTCAGTACATTTGATACTCTTGCCACGGTATTTTCTGCACCTTCAACCCAAGCGGAGAAGGTTACAATTGATGGTGTTCATACCTTCAATGGAACAGAAGGATTTAGAGAGATGTACGCTACTGATACCTTGAGAATGCTGGAGACGGAGGTAGTTGGAGAAAGGGACTCAAAAGGTAAGAAAGTTACAGTTTCGGCATTCTTCCCAGGAACTTCAGAGGATTTTGAGGCTTTTCTTTTGGATGATCCAGATCTGATCCTTTTATGTGAACCATTCCCATGCAATGGTACCAAGAAGATTCAAGTGGGTACAAATTGTTCCCCTGCTCGAATAGTGGAGGATAGTTTCAAGACAGGGACTACAGCAGAAGGCAAAAAGGGCTATGAATTTAAGATTGAGGCATTTCAATCATCTCTGTTGTTTTACACTGGAGAAATTCCAAGACCGACAGCTTAATGAAGAGCCTTGAAGGGATAAGCATCTCAAAGACATGCCCAAAGAATTTCTCTTGGAGGGGAGTAAATTACACTTTGAGTAAGATGGATCAATCACAAGCTGATAGACTAGCGGATGACCCTGACTTCAAAGATATTCAACGAAAAAAAGCACCTAAAAAGTCACCTCCATCTGAAAAATAGGATAATAGAATAATTAAACTTTAAAAGTCCCCAGAGTGGGACTTTTTTTGCCCGAAAAATGGAGAATTCCCTTCTTAATAAAATAGCAGTCTGGAGACATGAGGAGCATCCTCATAAGATTGGTTTGGAAATCCTTGATGAACTTATTCAAATGAGGATAGTAAAATCATCTTTGAGAATCGTTTTGGAGTATGACTCCCCATACACTAAAAGGAAGATGAAAGATCTATTTTCTGATCTGGAAAAATCGATAAAACCAAAAAAGAGGAAGTCCCTGCCCTCACCTGATTTACTGCCTGACGATCTGAAGGTGAAGCTTGATATAGTGAAGATGAACTATTCATCTATCACAACTTTGAGAGGAAAGCTTTCGGAGATATTCTATACCCAAAGAGGAGCATTGAGAAGAAACCCAAATCATAAGCTATCTCAAAGCATAGCCTTCCAAATTCAGGAAATGGGAGATGAAAATAGAGATCTTCTTTTTGAGATTGACTATTTCATAGAGCACAAGAAAAGACTTGATAAAAAAACAACTTACAAGATGCCGGACATGAAAAGAGCGGCCTATTTGCTCTCCGAGCAAGTTGGAGCAATTAACTATATCCGAAAGCAAGACACAAATAGAAAAAAAACAGGAAGCCTTCAAAATCCTGCTCTTTATAGAGAAAGGAAAGAACTTCTCCTAGAGATCAAAAAATTTATTGATGAATATGGAAACTAAAAGCGCACTCCAGGCCATTCAAACATCAAAAGCCGCGGAAGAGAGGGATCGATTTATCCTTTTCTTGAGAGGGAAAATAGAGAAGCTCAATTCAAAAGAGACGGAAATGTATAATAGGATTGATGAGGCCAACAATCTCATCAGGTCTTGGGGGATTACCAAAGCCAGGGAGATGGTACAGAGAAAATACGGGATATCCTCGCGCACAGCATACAGAGTAATTAATGACTCGATTCATGTGTTTGGCTCCATACATAAGGCTGAAAAGAATTACTTCAGAACGCTTGCTGTAGATAAGATTATAAGGGCATTAGGCAGTATAGAAGAGAGCATTATCAAGATCAACGCTAAAGGGAAACCAACACCAATAATCTCTGATAATTCTGGTCTTGTAGCTAATTACACGGCACTTCTGGGAGAACTTAGAAGAACTGTGGGATATGATAAAGAAGATGACATGGAGCTTCCAGACTGGGAAAAGATTGGTGCCAATCCTATCTTCATGACTATGGACCCAGAGGAGGCTGGGCTTGAAATAGTAAAAAACCCGGAAGCCCTTAAGGAGGCCTTAATGAAAGAGCTATTCAACAGGACAGGAACCACTGACGTAAGCTTCACAGAAGAATGAGCAAAGTTTATTATAACCAGCCGCAGATGATCGCCCAAGCTGTTAATGCTCCAGAAGAATACCATGTATGGGGAAGAGGTACTGGTAAATCTTCAGGAAGGATTGCTCCAAAGATTGCAGGGAATGTATTCTCCATGCCTAGATCACTAGGAGTGATGATAGCAGATACTTTTCAGTCAGCGCTCACGAAGACATTACCAGGTATTATTGATGGACTTAGGAGAATGGGTTATGAGCAAGACCGTGATTTCTTTTTTGGAAAGTTTGCCCCACAGAAATGGAAGTGGCTCAAGCCATATAATTGCCCAGTAAAGCCCAATTACTTTATGCAATGGAGGAATGGATCTGGAATGATGCTTGTGAGTCAAGACAGGGTGAATTCGGCAAACGGAATGAATGTAGATTGGATTGTTGGTGATGAGGCTAAGTTCCTCAATCAAAGACAATATGAGGAGGAACTACTTCCTGCCAATAGGGGACACCGGCAAAGATTTTCTCATGCAATAGGACATCACTCAATACTCTTATGCACTGACATGCCTACTCAAGACAAAGGCCAATGGGTGCTTAAGAAGAGTGAAGATTTCTATAAACCAAACAATTTTAGGCGATATCAAGCAGTACTTGCGCTCGAGTTAAAGCTTCAAGACTTAGAAAGAAGAATGAGCTCATTCTCTGCAGGTACTCAAAAGAGATATAGATCTGAATTGAATGCACTAAAAAGAGATCTTTTTCTTTTAAGAAGGGGGGATCCGAAAAATAGAATCCCTTCATTGATTCATTACTCTGATGCAGACTCTTTTAGTAATATCCATATTCTTGGAGAAGAGTATATGATTCAGATGTCTAAGACATTGAGTCCAGCTATTTATAGAACATCAATAATGAATCTCCCATTAGATGAAGTTCCTCATGGGTTTTACCCGCTATTGAAAGACTCGGTTCATTCATACACTGACTATGACAATTACTTTTTAGATCAGCTTCAATTCAATTTCAAGCAGCCAATAAGAGAGGATTCTAGAATGGATAAAGATGTATTAAAGGACCGTCCACTAGGAATAGGGTTAGACTTTGGCGGATCTATAAACAGTCTGGCTATTGGCCAGCCTTATGGAGATACATATAGACTACTGAAGAGTATGTATGCTCTGCATCCTAAAAAGCTAGAGGATGTGATCATTGAATTCAAAAGGTACTATAAACATCATGAAAACAAGACGGTAAGATTCTACTATGACCACACAGCAATAGGTACCAATGCGATATTAGATAAGAACTATTCTGAGGAAGTGATTCAACTTTTAAGAAGGGATGATCAACACGGGGCATGGAGAGTGGATGACCATTACATTGGTTCTACTCCATCTCATCAGTTTAGGTTTGACATGTGGAATAGGCTTCTAGGAGGCAAGGATGAATCCCTTCCTACCTTCATGTACCATGAGAAGAATGCGGCAAGCTGGGCTCTATCTTGTCATCTTACAGCTCTGAAGAATACTAGGAAGGGATTTGAGAAAGATAAGACCAAGGAGAAGAGGCTAGACTACCCCCAAGAGCAGGCCCCACATCTCTCTGACGCTGGAGACACACTAATATTTGGTGAGTTACAGCACAAGCTAACAGGCACATCCTCCTCTCCCTTTGTATCAATAACAATATAAACCTTTCATATATTCATCCAAAACAGAGAGGAATTCTCTTTTGTGAACAGGGTCAGGCGTGGTGAATTGTGTATGCCTCTTTTTGAATTAAGATGGATTCAAGAGTAAAGGACTCTGAAACAGCCACATAAGCATTTAAAACTGGCAATAATAGGAAGGTTAATACTATGTCCACAGTTTTGAAAAGCCTCTTTTGATATTTGAATAATTATGATGCACTTGGGAATATTGATGGGAAGGGCTCTGGAGATAATCAGAGAAAGCAAGATCACAGAGAAGCCATTTTCGATTGATTTTGTGACTTTGGATAAAGCCAGAAAAACAGGTGGAAGATTGAAAAGAATGGAAGGCATGATTTACGCCGGGGCTTCTCATGATTCAAAGCATCAAGGGACTATCTCCATAAAGAGTAAAGATGGTTCTGGGCACCCTATTCCAGTTCATATCAATCTTATTTTGAAATTCAATCAAGAGCCAATAAAATGAGTGAAGAGAGAATACATCAAGCCTCTAGTAGTTTTCAAGATATCTTTTTTATAGAAGGTCAGGGACATTTGATATCTGTAAAAAAGCCTAAAGCGGCTAAACCGTCCAGAGGTTCCTCTGGACTTGCTGAAAAAGATCAAGTCAATAAAGAGCATGCTTTTTGGGGTCAGGATGACAATCTCCCACAGGATTTGCAAGTTGAGGCAGAATTTAACCCTTTAATTTCTGGAATTATTCGTCTCAAAAGTGAGATGCAATATTCAGGAGGCTTGACCTATGGATTAAAAAAGGTTATTGAAAATGGAGAAGGGGCAAAAGAGCACTTTAAACCAGTAGTTAATATTGAGATAGAAGAATTTTTAAGAGAGAACAACATTCCTGAATTTATCATTGCCTCTCTTATTGATCTCAATACGTATGCAATGAGCTTTCCTCAGATCGTTTTGAATAACAAAAGAGACAAGATCAAAAGGATTCTGTGCCAAACAACCCGAGCAAAAAACTGCAGATTGACACCAATGAACAATGCGGGAGATCATTCTGAGGTTCATGTGAATCTTTACTTTGGCACAGATGCTTATAAGAAAAATGAGACAACCAAAATAAAAGCTCTTCCTTTTTATGGGAAAACAGAGCACATCAAGCAAAGCAAGTCTTTACAATATATCAATATTCTAAAGGTTCCGGATTTAGGGAGAATAAATCATGCTCATCCAGATTGGACTTCTGTTAGGAATTCAGATTGGTTGGAAGTGTCTCAACTTATTGCTCAATTCAAAAAGTACCTGCTTAAGAATCAAGCATCAATAAAATATCACGTAGAAGTAGATCAGGAATTTTGGCCAAATCGTTTTGGAAGAGATGAATGGGAGTCTTTAAAACTTGATGAAAAGCTCTCCAAGCAAAAAGAAGTTATTGATGAATGGAGCAAGTGGATGAGTAATCCTGAAAAGGCGGGTAATATGCAAGTCACATCAATGGAATGGGACCGCCATTCCGGAGCGCATAGATCTTACTGGAAAGTAACTGAGATGAAGGGCTTTATATCAAATGATGGAGTCTATATAGAAGATAGCCGAGAAGCATCAGAGAATATCATGGTATCCTTTAATATGCACCCTGAGATTTTGGGTAATGCCCCAGGCACCACTTTGGGATCTGGTTCCGGATCTGGAAATAGAGTTTCTTTTAATCAGAGAATGTCAATGGCAAAATTCACCCAAGATCTCCTTCTATCCACTTTCAACACAATAGCTCACTTCAATGGATGGGCAGAAGAAGAACAGTTGAAAGATGGTGACGGGGGGGTCTTTGAATTTAGATTGAGAAATTCACTAATCACAACACTCGACACAGGAGCATCCGCTACCAAACCATCAGCAGAACAATGAGAGAAGAATTTATATTTTCAGACATAGACCAACTCACAGAGTTTGTCAATATCTCACAGAATAGTGATATAAAAGATTATCAGCCGTCCATGAGGTTGGTGCAATCCAAGTGGATTAAACCAATCATAGGTAAGCAAATGCTGAACGACCTTATAGAAAAAAGCAAGACAGATGATTTTACCATAGAAGAAAGGTCTTTTCTTCATTCGGTTAGATTTCCAGCGGCTATTTTAACCCAATATCATTCAGTAGGATCTGGAAATGTAACTCTAACAAAAGGAGGTTTCTCTGTGCCAAAGTCAGAGCAAATAGCCCCTGCCTCTCAATTTAGGATAAATCAATACAAAGATGAGCTTGAAGTGAACGCTCAAGCAGCTCTTAGTGATTTATTAGAATGGCTTCAACAAAATGGTCAGAATTTCCCATTGTATTGGGATAGTGATGAGCGTAAATCTAATATGGGGACCTTTATAAAGGATGCTAAGGTCTTCAACTTTTTTACCTCTTTAGATGTAGATCATTTTATTTTTAGAAATCTTCGATACTTAATAGCTCGCACAGAAGACACTGTGATTGAAAACTGTCTGTGTAAAGACCTCTATGACCACATGAGAACAGTGCTTCAAGCTGGAGATGATCTCGAAGAATACAAGGATTTAATCAGCCCGATTAGCGAGGTTATCGTGAATTTTGTAATAGCCGATGCCATTAATGAGTTAGGCATCTCAATTCAAGGATCTCGGATTCTT